AAAGTTCTAGTTTGTAGTTATTATACCTCTCTAGTCTAAGTAATCTTTTGAGGCCGGCTGGTCTTAATTTATCTCTTGGGATTCTAAAGAATATTGAATCACCTTGGGTTGCTCTGACGTGAGTTTGGGGAGTGATGTTAAGAATTACTTTCTTCAAGTGTCACATTTTTTACTGCCTTGATCAAAATAGTTTCCATCATCTTTTTTAATGACCATTGCTTTTTCTCTGCTAATACTGTTAGCTTGTCAATGATTTCTTGTTCAAGTTGAACTTCTTTTCTTAGTTTATTCATTTCCGTATAGTTTACGATAAATATACGAAATAATGATGTAAGGACAAAAAAAACCTCCTTTTTTAAGGGAGGCTCAAAGTAATAACAAACCAACTAACCGAGTTTAGTCCAATTTATTCATAGACATCATTAGACTGTATTTATATTTCTTTTTTGAAGGGGCCTTAACTGGCTCTTTTACAGGAGCTTTGTTCTCTGGACGAGATTTATACTGCTTTTGCATAGAAGCCTCAAATTTAGACTTTAAACTAGGCTTACCCATTTCCCCTACTTCTTTTTTCTTTGGATCTTGCATCATAATATTGAATATTATTTTTTAGGCTTCGTTTTAGCCTTATAATCCTCTTCCATTTTAGCTCTTTTAGATTTTAAATATTCTATAGTGCTTTTTATTGAAGGCTTATTTATCTGATCCATCAATTCTTGTCTATTGTAATATGGAAGTTGACCTTTAGGTGTATTTCTTCCGTAATCCTCAGATTCTCTTTCGCGAATATCAGATTCCTGTTCTCTAGAGTAGAGCAAGGATTTTCTTACGCCTTCAGGAGAATCTTGTTCATCAAGTGGAGGAAGCTTTGCTGGATTTGCCTTAAGAGGAGTTGCCATACTTTTCTTTCTAGCTTCTGCTCTTGATAGCATTTCTATTCTAGCCTTATCTTGCGCTGTTTTAGCTTCGTAGGTTAATGATGGCTTTTTAGGCTCATTTTTTTTTCTTGGACCTCCAAGTTGTTTCATTGATTTTAACATAGCTATGTTTTTATACCCAAATATACCATATTTTCACCATTTCCATCATCCTATTACAAAAAAAAATTTAAAAAACCTCTGCGTAAACATAAAGACAAGGTACCGTTATAAAAAAAATTGGGTTTTATTTTTTGGGGGTTTTAATTTTCTCGGACCGAGTACCCCCGTTTTGTGTTTTACTCTTGCACTCTTCCGCTATGGTGGTGAGTGGTGGGGTTGGTGGGCGTGGGGTAATGGTTATAGGCGTTTCATTCTCTTGCTATGGTGGTGGTATGGTTGCGCCGTGCCTTCCTTCTTTCCTTCCTTCTTGCAATGGTATTGCGTTGCGTTGTGTCTTGGTGTGTTGTCTTGGTGTGTTGTGTTGGTTTATCTAGGGAACTTTGTAGCTACAATTGTCAATAATTAACTTAATTTTGTAGCTACATTTCGTTTTTTTATATTAAATTTGTAGCTACAATTTATTTTATGAAAAAAAGTAATCCAATTGGAGTCAGATTTGACTTACAAAAGTTAGAAATGATTCAAAAAGAGCAAAAATTGACATCTGTTCAACAAGTAGTAAATTATTTAATGGATAATTATGGCAAAAGCGCCTCAAAATTGGAAGATGTACATAAATCCGTACAAATACCAGTACAAGTTGAAGAAAAGCCTAATTTGAAGCCTCCAAGTCACTTAACTGGCATAGATTTAATAATCTGGAAGGCTGAGAATGGAAAATAATTCGTAAATTAGCATAAAATTTATAACATGTCCAATGAAAAGTTTTCATATTTTGTATCTTATTTAAAGGATTCTTTTGATCAATCTGTAGTTTGGCACCATCAAACTGACTCTTATGCAGTACACAAAGCATTAGGTAAATTTTACGATCAAATATTAGGTTTAACAGATGGTTTAGTGGAAAGCGTAAGTGGAATTTATGAAAGACCTACTAAATATCAAATTGATAGTCCAATGGATTACAAAAGTCCTGAACAAGTAGTTAGATATTTTAAATCTTGCTATGAAATGATCCAAAAAGACAGAGAAAATATCTATCAAGAAAGTTGGGTTCAAAACCAAGTGGATGAAATAGCACAATTATTTGCTGAAACATTATACCTATTAAGTTTAAAATAATGAAAAATAAACTACAAATGATGAAGCGCGCGGATGGATCATATTCTCGTAGAGGATTATGGGATAATATTCGCGCCAACAAGGGAAGTGGAAAGAAGCCAACTGCGGAAATGTTAAAGCAAGAAAAAAAGATTAAAGCAGAAGAAAAAAAATAATTATGTCAGGAGCTTGGCAAAGAAAAGAAGGTAAAAATCCAGAAGGTGGCTTAAACGCAAAAGGTCGCGCATCATACAATTCAGAAACTGGTGGCAATTTAAAGGCTCCAGTAAAGTCTGGTGTGAATCCAAGAAGAGTATCTTTTGCTGCTAGATTTAGTGGAATGTTAGGTGCGATGAAGAAGCCAAATGGTGAACCTACTCGCAAAGCTTTGGCATTAAAAGCTTGGGGCTTTGGTAGTGTAGAATCTGCTCGTAAATTTGCAAATGCGCATAAGAAATCATAATGGATAAAGATGTTTGCGTAATTCATGATATCTTATTAGAAGATGGAGTATGCATAAAATGTCTTTCTGAAGATAATAAATAAGGCGGTTTTTAGGCCGCCTTTGTTATTTAAAATTTAGAATTTAATAAAGCAGATACTTCTTTTTCTTTTAATGCAAAATTAACATTGTTTTCGTACACTATTTTTACTTGATTGTACTTTGATATTTCAACACAATAACTTGCCCCATTGATACCTTCCCAATAAGACCAATATCTACAATTTTCATTTTTCAATGCTTCCATTTCTTTACCATCTCCTTCGCGATACGGCGCATAAAATGATTTTGATCTATCTGATGTTTTCCCATATTTTTCAATAAATAAAATATGGTATTTGTTAAATTCAGATTTTAAATCATACCAATTACTTCTTTCTGGTAAATAAACAACAGCTTTAAATACTTTGTTAGTATTAGGTGTTTTGTATAAATTTATTTCCATGTCTTTATGAACTAACATAGCTCCTTCTGGGTAAACATCTTCTACAATGTACCCTTTACTTTTAAACTTATCTAATGTAGAATTAAAGTCACCAGAAATTTGTATTCCGTCAAATACTTGTGACATTGCGGTATTTACTAAAAAAATAATGATTAGTGTGGTTGTGATTAGCTTTTTCATTTGGTTGGTTTTATTTTTGGTTATTTTGTTCTTCTTGCATTTCTAAAATTTGTTTGCCTTTGTCTGATAATGGTCTTGCAAATAGTCTTAGCTTCTTTCCGGTATTTGGGCATAAAAATGTTATACCAACATCCATGTAAGACTTCAATACAATTTCCATTACTCCGTCTGAGTTTTCACTAGCTCCAATTACATGTGGTTCATCGTAATCAAATTGCATACAAAAATCACATCCATCTAAAACTTCTGCATTAGTGGGCAAATTCAATTCTTTTTCTTTTTTCTTAGCCATTTTTATTTGTTTATTTCGTTAATGTCAACAATTTTTACTTCTTCTCCGTCTATCATAGCATCTATTGTAGATTCTATAATTTCTCTTTGATCTGGGTTTAACAAAGCTACCTTTTCAATAATAGCCGGAACTGCAAAAACATCACTTTGTATTTCGTTTTTAATTCCAGACCTAACTTCAGTCGTAAGAAACGGGTGGGTTATAATATCATTAAAAATCCAATCTATCTTTTTACTATAATTTTTAAATATCCTTTCTCCCTGTGAGTTGGGGAACTGCCTGCAAAAATCTTCTAATTGCTCTTGGGCCATTTTTAGATTTTGGATTGCACTTATGATATTAGCTCCGGTCATTTATTGAAATTTAAATGTTTGTTTTCAAGTTCAAATAAAAATTCTCTTGCTTTTTCTACTTTGTGCTGAATCTTTAAAATATCATCTTCATTCCTTTCAACATTGAATATTAATATTCTTTCTGGAATAGAAATATCATCAAATGTCATATTAAACTCAAGCTTCATTGATTCTTTTACATATTCTGGGCTTTCTTCTGAAATAACATTCATCTTATTAAGTAAGTATCTTTTCTCTTGCTCAACAATATTAAATGGTGTATTTACAAGACAGTATGCAATGTGTCCACTAGTAGCATCTGTAAGCCACATGTAAGACTGGAGCTGCCAGTAATATAAGTTATCAAGTTTATCTGGTATATTCCCTAAGAATGTCCAAAGGTCATAACTTGATTTAATATCAATAACCTTATTTGGATTGACAGTGATTATATCTGGATGCCCTGATATATAATCATTAGTAAATCTATGTTCATTTTTACCATAATCCACTCCCCAAAAATTATTTAAAAGTTCAATTGAATCATCTTCAACTTCAACACCTTTCTTCATTTGCTTTGTTTGTATATCTCGCCTTCTTCCGTATTTCTCAGCGATATAAACTTCAATTAAATGTTTTTGTGCAGTTTTAGAGAGAAGCCCAGCTTCTTTGTCAGCTTTAGTTACCGGCTCAGTCATTAAATAACCAACAGAGCTTGATCTAATAAGTGTTTCATTCCATTTCATAATTAAAGGTTGTTTAGTTTGTTATTATAATATTCCAGCAATTCAGGATTGTTTTTACACATTAGTTCCCAAGCTTTTAACTCCTGCTTTGTTGTGCAAGAATTAATAAACTCTTTTGTTCTTTCTGTTAGTGTCTTTTTTGATTGTGTTGGGATTACTTTTTCAACAATTGGTTCATCTTGTTCAAAATAAAAGCCAGCTTCTTCAATTTGTTTAACACTTTTTTTATGGTACTCTTCAACCAGTTGCCTTGCATTATCAAGAGCCTTATCTGCTGATTCACCCGGATTCAAAGCAAACTCAACCCCTATTTTTTCTGATGAATAGTTTCCTAAATTAAATGTTCTGGTGTAGTTAATGGTTTGTATATGCATATTACTTATTTTACTCTGGTTACATTGGTTTGCTTGTCATCTGCTTTGATTTTAAATACTTTTGCTTTATGCTCTTCTTTTCTTTTAAGATTTGAAACCATAACCATTACTGATGTATATGGGTTTTCTAATAGTAAACTTTCTCCTACTTTAAGATCCGATACTTTACTTGATACCGAATCTGGACTAATGTTTCTTGCCATTTTATGTGTTTTTAATGTT